AAAGACAGAGAGGTGGAACAATAAATAATAATAATAAACTCATTCAGTCAAGTAAGTTTGGAAACAAAGAAACAGTGGAAAAATTATTGAAGGAGGGAGCTGATGTGAATGCGAAGAATAGTGATGGTTATACTGCTCTCATTTTGGCAAGTAGTAATGGACACAAAGAAATCGTGGAAATGCTATTGGAGAAGGGAGCTGATGTGAATGCGAAGAATAATTATGGCTGGACGGCTCTCATTGTGGCAAGTGAAAATGGATACACAGAAATCGTGACAATGCTACTGGAGAAGGGAGCTGATGTGAATGCGAAGAGAAATGATGATGGCTATACAGCTCTCATTTGGGCAAGTAGTAATAGACAGACAGAAATCGTGGCAATGCTATTGGAGAAGGGAGCTGATGTAAATGCGACGGATGATTATGGAGATACGGCTCTTATGAAAGTAATTAATTGTAATGAGGAAGACGATAGACCATGGTATCAGGTTGAATACGATATAATAGAAATCATGGAGATGTTGTTGGAGAAGGGAGCTGATGTGAATGTGGTGAATGATTCTCGTAAGTCTGCATTAGACATTGCAGAAGAAACCGAATGCACAAAACAAATAAAAAAACTTATTATTAAACATATTACAGCATCGACCATTCCAAAAGGTTTGGAAAGACAAGAAGATAGAAAAAATCTGGAAATGGTAATACGTGAAAAACCAGTAAAAAGAAAGTTTGGAAAACATCGTTTGCCTCCTGAAATAGAACATGAAATGATGAAATTTCTTGGTGGAAAAAGAAAAACAAGAAAAAACAAGAAGTCAAAGAGAAAAACACGAAAAACACGTTCAAAAAGACAAAGGGGTGGAATGAACCCAAACGCACCAACATTCAACTTTAATCAGCATACACCTAAACCACGACCACCACCACAACTACGACTACGACTACCTCCACCACGACCAGAAGAAGGATATCGTTCTAAAAAAATAACTCATATAGCGTGTGGTGTAATGTATAACGATGAAGGCAAAATATTAATGGGTAAAAGAAAGGCCAATAATCCAAATCATCCAAATAAATGGGAATTTCCTGGAGGAAAAATGGAGAAAGGCGACAATGGCAATTTAGTTACATGTTTGCAACGCGAATGGAATGAAGAATTGAATCTATCAATCGATATAAAAGGGTTACTATCTAGGTCGAACTGTGGTCTCAATAAAATATGTTATTTTTATGTTGGAAAAATATTGGATATATGGAATATACAACTAAATGAACATGACGAAATTAAATTTTTAACTGAAACTGAAATATTAGATTTAGATGAAGATGAATTATTTAAAGATGATAAATTGGTAATACAAACACTTATAAATGAAGGTGGTGTCAATCGCATATTATAATTGAAAAAACACGCAAAACATCGACCGGAAAGAAAAATGATAAGAAGGGTAATACTTCTTGGAAAACACATAAAAAATACTCTATAATCGCTTCAAATAATATTCTTGTTGGTTCAAAATGAATATTATTTGAAAAAAAATACATTTGTTTTCCAAGGAAAAGGGGTTTAAGGGGGGCACAGTCCCCCGATTACCTTTTCAATTACCGATTTCCAATCTCCCTGTTTTTCTTGACGAACAAGCGTCATATCGGGATACCAGTTTGTGGTTTTGTCATCTGTCCATCGCCATTCACATCCAGTAGTTAATAATACCGTAGTAGGTACATCCAGATTTGCGGCTAAATGAACGATTGAAGTATCCGTTGAGATAACTCCCTTCACATTTTTGATAATTCCGATTGAATCTTCAAAACAGTTTTTACCATTATCTAACATATCCCCAAGAAACATTACACCATTATGGTCTAAAATGTTTCTTTCTTGTTTGGTTATATTTTTGGTAATTACGATCCAATGAATATGCTTTAATTGAAATAAGGGGATAGCGAATTCCAACTCCATACGTCTGTTATGAATTTCATGACTATTCGCAACATTACCTTTCCAATTAAATAGATATGTTTGTTTGTTTTCATGATGTATTTGGTGGGTTAGTTTTTTTTCGACTAAATGGGTCATCATGGGTTCAAAGGTCAAATTTTCATATTGTATTTGAAATACCTTCATTAAATAGATTACACTACAATGATGATGGAAAGTAGGCATTTTCGAAGATTCCGAATGGGTAACAATGGATAAATTTGGAATATTTTTGAATAACTCACGAAATATCCAATTAACACAATCCATCACGAAAAATACAATGTGATTCTCTTTGTATGAATCACACAATTTGGGAATAAATCGACTAAACATAAAATAATCACCCAAACCTCCTCCTTCGTAAATTAATAATGTTTTTCCGGTCGAATCTGTGTCAAAGAATGACATATTCTCATAGGATACGTTGGGTCCAGTAATATCATTTATTCGGTTTATGTATTTGAAGACAGATGTATATTTTTTTTCTTTCAATTGATCAGTAATATACATTTTTTTACAGAATTCCTTCAATTGTGCGCTAATATTCAAATCATCAATTTGGTTCATGATAGTATCGATTGATGCCTTATATTCATTGGGGTAATTGTACATGTGAATGATATTATTGTAAGAAAATAACAAATCCACATAAAAATCGTCGAATTTCGGATGGTCTTTGAATTTTTTCGTTAAAGAATGTAATGCAGTATAAGAATCCAAATAATTTCCTTGGGCATAATCGTATTTCCCTTTTTCAAGTAATTGATTGTCATTTTGATTCGGGACTGGATGTGTTTTCTTTTTGTATATCTTTTCTTCTTTCAATTCAGAACCATATTTGTCATTGATTTGACGTTTTACCTGATATCTTTTGTCATTTGTTTTGTGAATATCTTCTGCATACTTGATGTAATCGTCATCAAACTCTTTGTTACCACTTTTTTCACGAATTAAATCTTCTAAAATCCATAATTTATTGTTTATCTTATATAAATCGGTAAAAAGGGAATCCTCCTCTTTGGCAAGAGGGGTTTCTGCGAGAATAGTCTCTAATTCGAATTGAATGTTTTTCAATGCCGTCTTATCAGTTGATTTTTTTGATTTGATTTTCAAAATAGTCACTTTATCAACAATTTCTCCAAAACTACAACTAATAAAACACCTCATATACCATTAATGTGTTTTTTATTATATCTATTTTACACATCAAACACGCAATGGATGTGTAAAATAGAGACTGTATTCTTTTTCATTTTTCTTTACTCCATATGTTGTTTGATAAATAATCCAAGACCAAGAGCCGTATCTATAAAAAGGGGTAAAGAAGCAGTCGTTTTTTTCTGGAAAAGATAAATCGATGCGGTTAGAAACAAGGCACCATGAATCAAGCGAAACTGAGACCACCATGTAGAACCTCCACCTTCGAATGCATTCTGACGTAAATGAAGGAAATAGAGATACAGAAAACTCATGGAAATGGCGAATATAACGATACCGTAATAAGGTAACCAATTTTGGTCTAAATAAAGGGGAATTAGTGCAAGCAAAATTCTGGCAGGGATGCATCCCAACAAAAAGGCACGGAATCTTTGAGTTTGATCCATTCTATATCTTTTAGTGTGAATATATCTTGGAAAAACGGATTTCGAGGTCACTCATGACCTATCACAAATTATTTTTTCTTTATGATGGACATACATTCTAACATTTTTTTTGTATAGATTCCAAGATTGTCATTAGAAGGATACCTCCGATTTTCTTCGTTTTTTTGGGACAATATGACCATTGATTATCCATTTTTTTGTTATGTGAGGGTTTTTGCACAACCTTCTAACGATTTTCTGTACAATCATTCAATGTCTTGGAATTTAGGCATTCCGAAAGACAGTAGGTGTAATTTAGGAGAATGTGTTCGTCTATTTGAGCATGCGAACTGGAGAATCCTGTTCATTTTTCAAATTGTAAATATCCGAACACATTTGTTTGATAAATTATACTGTTGTTTGATTTCCATTTCCTTATCGGTATCTGACCCTTGGTAATTTGAAATGGAAGATTTCAAATCACAACGGTTTAATGTCCTTGCGTCGTACCTTTTTGTATGTCTATAATATATTATAATGGTTTGTGCAACAACATTAAGTCAAGCAACTGCTACGAATAATTTAGGTGGTCCATATAACGGATTTTCCGCAAAACAGACAGTATTGAACTATAAAGACGGTAAGCAAACAACCACCCGTAAAATATTGCGCGATGGATGGAATACCGCAATGGCAAAACCCACATACAAGGGTTTGAATCGCAAAATCGGACCTTTCAGAGCCGTTTATAACGCTGGCGATTGGCTTTCACGTAAAAATTATGCTTGTGGTGGTCCCAATCCCATGTCAAGCAATGCCCCAGGATGGTCTCAAAGTTTGATGTTTATGGGTTCCCAAATTGACAAATGTGACGGAACCGGTGTCCCTGCTGCAGCATGTAATGTGAAATACGTCTATGATTCTTCTTTATTCACCCGTTACAAGCGCGAAGCTGCCATGAACAAAAACTACAATGACTTGAAAAATGGTGGTGATGACCATCATGCATCTCAGGTGGCATGGATGGCTATTCGTCGTTTTTAAACCCTTGAATAATTAAGGGAATGATTTGAAACAAGGCAAGCTAAAGCGTGCCGTAGGGTGAAAAATGAAAACCAAACTTCTTTTGATATTATATTATGAATACCATATCCAAAATTATTCTTTCGAATTCGATAACAATCCCCTTTACCTATTATTTTGCCACACATAACACGAGCAATGATAGCAATAATGTTGATACAAAAATTATACTGAAAGATGATATCTCTAGTAAAACTACTCTTTCGGTCACAAAACAAATATTAAATACTTGGGATACAGAGACTATCAATGTGTATGAAAATGAAAAAAAATGGTTGAAACAATTACACAAAACGGATATTATTGCCAAACCACTTCTATTTGATGACCAGAATCGAATGGTTGTGACCGAATATTCAGGCGAGAAAATCACAAAGGCAAATTTGCCCACGGATTGGGAATCACAAAGAGACCATATATTACAAACACTCAAGGAAAATAATTGTCGGCACAATGACATAAAACCGGATGAACTCCTTGTACATAAAAACAAAATAAAAATCATAGATTTTGGCTGGGCAAATGAATCCGATACGAATAATCCGACAGACTGGCCAACCGGTTTAGGGGCAGAATTCAAATGCGAACCGGTTCAATCCAATATGGGTTTCGATGATAAGTGTAGCTTCAACAAATCCATTCAACACATATTGAATCGTTGAATTTCTCTCTATTTCCCGTTCAAATATATCACCACATTGTATAATGCCATTTATTTCCATGTTACCCATCATCCAAAATAGGAACAATGCTATTTTGAGTAGCAGAAAAGCCATGCCAGCCAAAGACATTACCTCTGACGGGACAAGCACCTTCGTTTTAGGAAGAATGAATTATGTGCGTGAATATCCCACACCTACTTCTTCCCAAAATAAATGGGTTGGTGGAAACCGTGATGCATCACAAGTGATAGCAAGTCGCCGTATCAATAGCATTGCGAATGGTTCATTAAATGCAAAGGAAGAACCCATGTCATTTATGGCGGGGAGTGAAGTAAATACCGTGCGTTCGGCATTGAACCGTGTGCGTAATCAGGGCTATGTAGTACCTGCTAAAGTATGGGGGAAAAATCGTCAAACTCCTGCGCTATAATATCTGACTGTTTTGTAATAGATGTCTGACTCATTGAGTTTAATCGAAATTTTTGGCGGAGGTGGCGCTATATTATTGGGTATTGGTGGTTGCCTATGGAAATGTTATCAAGGTTACGAATTCAATTACGAATGGGGATTTTTTAATAAAAACATCCCCACCCATACTTTAGATACAAACTGGGAATCAAATGGAAACCCAGATTCAATCGAGGATTTTGGCGAATCCTATAACCGACGCATTTTTGCGAAGGAAATTGGCCGATATTCTACTGATAAAAAATGGAAAATTAAAATGAAAAAGGGAGACGGAAATGTATTTTTGTACAAAAATATTTACATGAAACCGACTGATAATGATGGCCACCATTTTTTACGTGTTACATTACGAAACCTCCCTGCAAATGCGAAAATAAAACTTTCTGTGAAATGTTTTACGCAAAAATGGACTTATTTGCCCAATCATCCGGAATATTCAGAAGAAGTGATTCCGAATTGCTGTACCAATACTTACACAATCAAACGAAATTCATTACTAGATGACCCTGAAATTGTAACAGAACAAATCGGAATCTATTTTGATGCATCCGAAGTGGATTACAATTGCGTGATGGAAGAAGCCTATTATGGAAAAGAATGCAACATAATCAATTTCCAATTATTTGGTTATCCTATAATCTCTATTTTTTACCATAAAAAACCAGCTGGTAATGACTGAATTCAGTTTTTTTTCCAATGATACACTATAACACAGATGTACTCTTATTTAGTTGAATTTATTGCCGCTTTATTTTTAACATATGTGGTTATTGCGACTGGAAACCCTCTTGCAATTGGTGCCACATATGCATTCATTTTATTGATTACATACCGTATTACCGCTGCATCTGTCAATCCCATTGTGACCATTACCATGGCGGCCGCTGGAAAGATTGCTCCCAGTGAAGTTATTCCCTTGTCCGTATCACAGATTCTCGGTGGATTAACTGCTTTGGAAATCTATAAGAGATATTCGATCTAGATATATGTTTTTGATTCTATACACAACCAATTTGCTGTGTATAGAAATAGATGGTTTGGTTACGCAAAACGTTTCTAAATCGATGGAATAATTAGCGTTTTTTCTGTGTTTTTGTTTTCTTGGTGGCCTTTTTCTTGGTATGGTTCTTGGCTTTTCTGCAATAACTTCTCTTGGAACCACTCGCCACCTTGCAACCACATACCTTTTTGCATTTGTTTGGTTTTCTCACACTTTTTCTTAGACAAAGATTTTTTACCATGATATATGTTATATGCCTATTTTTTTTTGCAATACCCCCGAAAATTAGTGTCTGTACCATACGCATAATATTGCAATCAAGAGAACAAATAAAAACAATAAAGACTGAATTTCAGGAGTGAAGTCAGATGATTCCCACATACCTGTAAAACCTTCATTCGCATTTGTATTATCATTAGAACAGGAACCAAATGTGGTAGGATGGTCGGTTTTCATTAACGCATTGATTATCGGTATTCTATACCCTTCTAATGCATTCCAAAAAGCCACATATTCGGGGTTTGGTGTCGTAGCACCCCCAAATCCAAGCATAATTGTTTTTTTGGGTATAAAAGAAGTGGTGAAATTTTGGGAAACGCCTTTGTCGTCGGTGACAATCTTAAAACTGGATTGGTTCGTTTCATTGAATTGGGCGGATTTTTTTAATGCCTCTACGAAATCCAATGCTGTTTGATTCGAACCGTCTGGTTGCGTGCTTGCAAGTGTTTCGTAAATACAGGAAGGTTCAATTGTATTACTATTGCTATAGGTGAGAAAAGTCGGAAAAAGTTCGGCCATAGGCGTTTTACCATATTGGCGATAATAGGATTTCAACAATGCGCCTTTTCTCTTTGTTTTTCCTTGTGTTTTTGCATCCGCCTTTGCATTATCTCTTGCTGTTTGTTTTGATTTAATTACCGACCTCGTTTCTGCTTGCGTTTTTGTTCCGTGGTCAGTTGCTGTTTTTTTGGTCTGATTCCATGTCTCCATAGGACTTAATCCTTCCACGATTGCATAAGGGTCTATTTTATCGAAATCTGCATCACTCACGTAAGCTTTAATCGTATTTTCTTGAGAATTATCGGTGGATTTTACTTTTACCAATTGACATTGAGGTATGGTGTTGGTTTGTATGACGGCTGGTGAGGAAGATGGGGAGAGAGAAGGCGCTGTATTCGAAGTTGAAATACTGCCTAAAGAAGCAAATAGAGAATACATCAAGCCACGTTCTTTGACGGGGTTACGATTCATGGTGGATTCCATCACATTATCGATTAAAATAGACCGTTTTTGCATTTGTCCTTGAGTATCTTCGCATTGCGTTTGTGTGTCAATAAAATAACGGTTGCCGGGTAAATCCGACGCGGAATATCCATCTGCAAAAATAGGTTGTGCTGATGAACCTCCTGACAATAAAGCCGTGGAGTAATACCCAATTAAATTCTGGGGAAGATTGTTGGCTTCAGTAGGTGATTTATACATATCGGCATAGTTAAAAAAATTACTATCCATCGTGTTGTATGGCTTATCTGAAGCAGTCGAAGCAATCGAAGGCGTGGAAGCAGTCGAAGACGTAGGAACAGTCGAAGACGTAGGAACAGTCGAAGACGTAGAAGACGTAGAAGCAGTCGAAGACGTAGAAGCAGTCGAAGACGTAGAAGCAATCGAAGACGTAGAAGCAGTCGAAGACGTCGAAGGCGTGGTCGTATTTAATGCAGGAGCAAACATACCCGGTGTCACCATTCCACTTTGTGCCATCAAATCATTTTGATTCGGTGATATCCCTTTACTATTCACAATATAATTATCCGTCATCAATACAAGTTATAATACAATTACATAATAACTTGTATTTTTTCTTCCAGTTTGCTTAAGGATAACATATTTGGTTGCATTCTTGACCAATCGAATTTATCCTAAATTTGCTTGTATTTCTTCAACGATTTATAGTTTGAATAAAAATTATGGGCGAAAATCAAATATCTATGTATTTTAATATGAGAATGAAGAGAAGAGTGGATACGTCACATTCAGTAATACCACCTTTTATCACATCACCTCCATTGCAAATAACCCCATTATTCACAATGACTAACAAACATAGAATAGAACAATGTTTAGAAGAAGAAATGATTGAATTATTTGATTTTAATACATATTTACACGATTATCCAGATGTGCGAAAAAAATATAGTTTGAAAAAAACAACCATCAGATTGGGCAAATCGTCAGATACTCAGGAAATACATCTATTTCATCATTATATCCAATTTGGTCGCAATGAAAATAGGACAGCGTATTGTATTCGTAAAAACGGAGAAAAAGTAATCTATAATGGGTTTCCATTTGAAGAATACAAGAAAGTATGTGAAGATATATATTCAGTTGGTGTGTCTAATGAATTAAATGGATATATTCATTTTCTTCGTCAAAATCCCAAACCCCAATTATTGCATGTAAAATCAGAGGTAAATGTATTTCCCGGGTCATTAAAAAATAAACTATTTGTTGAAATGTTACAGCGTGAGTGGGCAAACTTTCAACCATGGGAATATAAGAAAGAACATGAAAAGAATGGTCGTACGAAAGAACTCTTTATTGAATCTATTTTGAGCCATTTTGAATCATTGATGGCACCAATAGAAGAGGCGGTAAGAATAGAAGCAGAACGGATAGAAGCAGAACGGATAGAAGCAGAACGGAAAATATGTATCATCTATGTTTATTATGAGCGAAAGAACGAACAAAAAAATCAAACGAATCTTGCCTTTTTTCTAAAATATGGATTAGACACATCTAGATGGAGAGATATGGATATAACCACCTTAATCATGATAAATGGACGTCAGTGTGAATTATTAATTCCGGAAATGAAAAACGTTCATGTGTTACCTAATGAAAATGAATACGATATAATTTCCTATAAAAGAGGGATTCATTATTTTGAGAAAAAATATAACAAACCGTTTTATAACCTATTTAATTCATTACTCATTATGAATTGTGGTATATTTGGACCTGTATATGAAGAAGGCCCAGATAGACATTGGTTAGACCCATATTTCAATAAATTGCACACTGAAAAAGCAGTAATTTGTAGTCCATGCATAAATTTTTTGCGTGAAGATGATGCGGGCGGTCCGGGTCCCAGATGTCAATCTTATTGTTCATTAATAAAAATGGATAGAATAATCTATAACTTGTTGTTAAACACAAAAATATCCAATTTGGCTAATGGGACAAAAAATAAAGGTTATCTATTAGAATATGATTACGTATTAGGAGAGAAAAACAGCATGCATAACACAATATTACAAGGCGAATATGGATTATCGCGTATTTTACTAGAAAATGGGTATAATATATCTTGTTTGATTTACGACAATATCAATTACAATGATCCAAATGTATGGAACCGTTATAGTGACCGAATCGATAGAATACCAGATATGACGTTATCCAATTTTAAATCACAAGTATTTGTGAAAAATTATTGGAGGATAAATCCAGAATTAAGAGATAGCCCACCCTGTTATTATCATGAAAGTATTCAACATATTTTTTCAAAAACAAATATGAGAAGTATTTACGATGATTATCCTAAAATAAAATATGATTACAAATTGTTAGAGATACATGAGCAGGGTTATATAACTAATCGACCTAATACAAAATGGATTTCAAAACAAGATTTTTATCATAAATTGGGATATGCAGAAGAACCTATTTTGTGGCCTAAACAAAAAACGAATAATACTGCGTGTGTAATCTATTGTCATAATGACAAAGATAATATTGTGAAGGATTATGTAATTCATGCTCTCAAAACGTTGATAATATTGGAGTATGACATTTTCTTTTGTACAAGCAGTACGGAAATAAAAAATGTGGATTTACCTTTCAAGATACATTATTTTGACAATGTAGGTTGTGGAACTGATTTTAATATGGCAAATGCGATATTTAGTAATGAAGATTTATCCAAATATAACTGGATAAATTTATTGAATGATAGTATTTTACTTCCAATACACGGAATTGAAAATATGAAACAAACTATTTTGACAATGAGACAAAGAAATGATTTTTGGGGTTTATATGAATCGAATGAAATACAAATTCAATTATGTAATAATTGCTTTTTTGAAATATCAGCGAAATGTTATCCTGTTTTAAAATCGTTTTATAACTCAAAACTAGGTGAATGTACAAACCGAACCGAATTTATACATCAGGTAGAACTGAATCAAACCCAATATTTAGTTTCTAAAAGATTTACTTATCAAGATGTTGTCAGTTATAAAGAATTAACACATGAATCATATTTATCAGACCAAAAATGTTTTGGAATTAAATTGAAATATATAGGTAATTACATGAATTATAACAAAATAAACAATCCATATTTAAATTATTTGATGAAGTATTTACAACTTCAAACTAAATCATCAAATATGGATGATGATGATGTTATACAACGCGTAAATTTAAAATGGCCAAATAATATTTCGGATGAATATGAAAAAGCAACTATGACTATATAAGGATAAAAGTTTATATATGCATATATATATATGCAAAACCCGGAACACAAAAATCATTTTTTAAGTGAGTGTTTTCAAGAAATTCCAGCGGAATTATTTGATATAGATGCATATTTAAATGCCTATCCAGACATTCGTGCTGCATTTACGATTAATAATTCTGTGAATACATTGGAGGTTATAAATCATTATTTTCAATCCGGTCGTTTTGAAGGCAGAAAATCATATTATGTTTGTAAAGATGGAGAAATTATCTTTGTTGGATTTTATTATTCACACATAGATAATGAAAGAACTGGTTATGCACCTTACATTCAGTTGGTTTCAAAGCCAAATTTATTATATATAAACCCCGATATGAAGGTATTTTCTGAACCGGTAAAAAATAAACTGTTTATAGAAATATTATCCGAGCATTGGAGTAATTTTAATGAATGGAATTATAAAAAGCAATATAATATAAACGGGTCAACAAAAGAAATATTTGTGGATTATATATTAAGAAATTATGAATTATTTATGGATAAAATACAGAACAAGGAACAAAAAAATCATTTTTTAAGTGAGTGTTTTCAAGAAATTCCAGCGGAATTATTTGATATAGATGCATATTTAAATGCCTATCCAGACATTCGTGTTGCATTTACGATTAATAATTCTGTGAA